ATTTTGATCACTGCGATGGTTATTATCTGTGTCGCAATTTGGTGGTACCATTCTTCTTCTACCGCTCCTGCTTCAGTTGATCCGCGTGGTCCTGATGTCGATAACGAAGTCAACAAAGGAGGTACCTACCACGGAGAAAAACCTGCCGGTTACACTCGCGGTCAGTCTCAAAAACATGCTTCCCTTTCTCGCCATCATGGCAATCGCCGCTCAAACGAGGGTGAAGAGAAAGATTTTATCATGGGAGGTGGTAATCGAGTCACTGATTCTGAAGATGTTCTTGCTGGCTTGCCAACTAAATCTCGTGCTCGTCCTGCGAAAAAACGTCCTTACGTCGCGTATGACAACGAGAAATGGGTTCAGGATCTTGCTTCTGGTAAAGATACAATGACTTTGCGTTACGTTATTACCAAAGTTGACCCTTATACAAACCGCAACATTACAGTTGAACAAGGTACATGCACTTATGCTGAGTACAAAGCAAAAGCTGCTGCCTGTGAAAAAACCGGTTTGAAGATCCAACCTCTCCCTTATTACAATTCTCCTGCTGTTACGTTTATCGTTCGAAGTCATGCAGATTTTCATCCGCTCCTTGGGAAACTAAAAGGGGAGCAGACTATCGATATCGATACTTGGAGAAACTTGAAAAATATGCTCTTGCGAAATCAAATTGTCGACCCTACTGGTACATTTCAAAATCTTTTAGAATCTTACCATCCAATTGGTGCTGATTCTGAATTTACCAAAGAACCATTCGAAGACGATCTTGAGCGCAGTGATGCTACTCACTGGAAGAGAGACGAAGAAGGAGAAATACTCATGGCCCCGGTCAGAGAGTCTCCTGAATATCACAACTACATCTTGGCAAAGAGTTTCGTCAATGCACGTTACAATGCCGAGAAAGCTCCTTCTGGTATTCCAGATGCCCATACTTCTCCTATTCATGCTTATCTTTATTCCGCTCCACCTTTGTCTACTGTTAAAGATGATGATCGTAAAGCGCAGAAATACAATGAAATTGAAGCGGAGCGTACCGAAGCAGAGACACTTTTGCAACGTCAATTACCAGTTGCGGAGATGTTCAATATTATTCATGATGTTGTCACTCAGCCTGGTCAAGTTGTCACTCAAACTGGAATTTCCAAACTCTACGATTCTATTGCTCGAGAACGTGAAATGGCCTGGGGTGGTCACCCTGAACGTTGTGTCTTTACTACTGTGCAAAATGGTGAAGCCAATTTTGATTACGAGAAATTTCGTGATTGGTCTCGTCAAGTTCTTGCTACTTCTAACCCAAGAGGTTCGTACCTCAATGGTGAACAGTGGAATCGTGAAAAACTTCGATTTGAACCGATTACTTTTGCTAAAAATCCCAATCCGGTGCCACAAACTTCTGGATCAATTGGGAGACCTCAAATCTCTCAAGAACAAAAAGCGAAAGTACAGCAGAAAATGCAATCGGATCCTTCTGTGCAGAAATTATTGAAAGATTCTTCTGTCCAGAGTAACACTCAGCGACTCATTAACGAATCTGTTGCAGCTGCAATTGCAAAGAAGAAGGCTCGCGATGATAGCGAGTTTTCTCGCACTTACGCTTCTGGGACCGTCCAGAATGAGGCCAATCTGACTGGTATTAACAGTAACAATTGCCCGATGGATCATAACCACCAGAAGTGTCATACTCGTGATTGTCAGCATGACCATCCTTGGCGAGATAGTTTGCAGTCTTCTGTGGACGATGAAAGTAAAGTTAGACCTCTTTCTGTTGCTTCTGCTTTAGCCACTGGCATACTTTCTGCTGCTACAGGTTCTCCTATACCGGTTGCTCTTATGCATGCTGGTGGATCTTACGTTGCCACTGAAACGTACAGTAACACCGCTGAAACTTTGGAAATTGTTTCTCACGGTGCTTCTGTACTTGATGAGGCTGCTACAGGCCCTAGGGAGAAAACACCTCTCAGTGGGAAGATCGATACTCGTCGTGGTTGGCAGATAGTCTGCAAAGGCTGTTCTAATCCAATCGACCATGAGCATAATGCAGATACTGAAGTTGCAAATGCTCTTTATTGTGTTGATAAACTCACTACAAACAACCACGCCTTCTTCAAGGATGATGGTCGCTTGTGGCATGACATTCAATCTTTACGTGTAAGAAAAGACGATAAGCTTTACAAAATAGATCGCATTGTTCGTCCTTACTCCGATGTTGATCTAGCTTGCGTCTATCTAGGACCTGAAGACCATGTTGAGGTTTCTACATATCTTGCTAACAGCGAAGTTCCAAAACTTCGTTGTTCTATGGTTCGTCCTGGTGACGATATTCATATGGTCATTCAAACTCTCCATGGTGGACCCAAAACTCTCTCTGGTAAGGTCATTAATTTCGAAGTAGTTAACGGAACTAAGTTGATGGTCCATTCTATCTACACTGAGGGAGGTTTTTCAGGAGCTGCGATATACGATGGTCGCGGTAATCTTGTTGGAATTCATAAGGGAGCTAAGAAACTTCCCGAAATTGGCTACAACGGTGAAAATTATGCTATCGAAATCACCGGAAATCTCGTTCCTCTCTTTACTGCTAACGTCATTCCTAAGACTGGTGAAGTTCTCTTCCCTTTCTCTTCGAGCGACCGTTCTCAGTAATCCGGCCCTCTACTCTTATCGTTTACTATCAAGAAGTAAGGCCTCCGATTAGAGAGGGGAAAAAGATGTATCATAATGCAGAACTACTGCGCGTAGCTAGAGAAAATAATTTTTTTATTCCACAATTTCATACACTAATTCCTGTTTGTACTCCTTTACTCAAGAACGAAATGAAGAAATTTGACACTATTCCTATATGGTGTCCTTTGCCCGAACATTTGGACAATGCTGTTGATGCCTATAAGTACATTTGGCATAACTATTTGCTTCGTTCTAAAGTTATCAGTCTCCAAGAAGCTTATTCCAGAGCAGAACTTTCTACAGCCCCTGGTTATATCGCGGAGCTCCTCGGTTATTCCACAAAACGCGATTTTATTTCGAAAGAATGGCAGTGGATTTTTGATACTGTCAAATCAATCATGCAAGGTGAAGACCCTCTTTATGAATTTAATGATACAGCTAAGTTTGGTCCTAAAGTTGAAGTAAGATCGAAAGAAAAACTTCTTCAAGAGGATCTAGAAAAGAATAAACAACGTACTTTCTGTATTATGGGTTGTGTTTTTTACCTTGTTGGCCTTATGCTCTATTCTGAGCAAAATGATGCTCTTTGTGCTCCTAATTCTGAAGGTTCAACCAAAAGTTTTTGGAGCTTAGTTGGGTTCAACCCTTTCTACGGTGGTTTCAACAACCTTGCCGCAAAGATGCAACGCAATGGTGGGAAGAAATTCTTCTGTTTGGACATTAAAGGACAAGAAGCTTCCATTACGCCGAAATTTCAATTGCGAATCTATGAAGACATTCGTAACCCATATCTCTTCATTGATCCTGATCCTGATGTCACACATCTACTTCCTCGCAACGACGTTGAGCTCGAAAATCTGAAAAATTGGTATTTGAGAAATCTCATTTTTACTTACATCGTTGACGTTACAGGAGGAGCAGGTGTTAAGTTGGGTACTAACCCATCTGGAGGAAATAATACACTCCAAGACAATCAGACCTCTCAAGAATTAGCGGGACTTTACCATTTATCCCGCTATGAGAAGACACGCACTGATAAAACAATCTCTGTCGTCGATCTAGCTGCTTGGTATCACAAATTAGCAGTGTCGATGATGGCTGATGATTCTATGTTTGAAGACCATCCGATTTGGAAAGGAGTTGAAGATTCTTACCAACATCTCAATTTCAAAACAACCAATGAGTGTGGTCCCCCTGGTACTACTGTCACAATTTCCGATGCGAAAATAATGAATAACACATTCGCTTGGATAAACAATCGACAGATGTACGTCGCCCAACCCAATTTTGACAAACTCATGGCTGGTGTCTTCTATTACAGGAAGAGCAACAGTTGGAGATTGACTTATGCTAAGTTGTGTGCGATTCGTACGCTGGTCTACCCTTTCAAAGTGCACTTGAGAGAAGTAGAGCATTATATTTTCTACATCGAACAGAACCACTGGACCGAAATGCAATACCAAGAGACATGGTTGGAGGAGAAGATTCCTTTTTCTACTCTACATAAACTCAAACTTGCAGATCGTGATCTAGAATTTCTTCATTACGTCCAAGAAATTTCAGGAGGCCATAACAATATTCCCGAAATTAACACGTTCAATGAGCGTGTTATTCAAGCATTAGCTTTATCACAAGATGGGCACCGACAAGAAGAAAACCAGTTCTGTTAAGAAAGCTGTTGCAGCTGCCGTCAATCGTGCAGTTGCGCGCGGTAGTCGATCTCGATCCCGCTCAGCAAGTGCTGTTCGTTTTGCATCGAAATCTCGTTCTCGAAGTAGGAGTAAGCCTCGTGCTGCTTCTTCTAAAAAGAAAAAGACTTCCAAAACTTACAAAGAGTCCCACAAGGGGACCACTCTTCGCACTTCTTTTTTGCCTCCTGGCAAAAAGTTTCACGTTATTTCTCGCAAAATCAACACGAATGGTTCAACTACCATGACTGCAATTTATGATGCTGGGCAATTTCGAACCAGTAGTGGTACCGGAAACGATACCGCTGGCTGTATTTCTTGGCTGTTCACCATCACCCCAAACATTGCTAATACTGAAATCGGCAATGAAGCAAGAAATTGGGAGAAATTCTATTTCCATGGCGCTGAAGTCACATTTTGCAACACCTTGGGTTCTACTCAATCTGGAGCGATAACTGGCTTCTTCGATACCGATCCTCTTGCTAACTACACTATCGGGGGTTCTTCAGATTTCAATCTACAACAAGCAATCACGCACACTTCTCACAGAACAACCGCTGTGAATACTACCTGTACCTGGAAACTTTCTGGTAAGGCAGATAAGAAGATTGTGTATTATGTTCGCAACAATCCTGGCAGCAATACTCAAGCCAGAGTCACTTTCCCAGCCAAATTCGTAGTTACGAATATGGTTGATCTTGCCTCCACTGCAACTGTCTATGGAGTCTTTCTCGTCAAGTTCACTCTCACTTTCTTTGAGAGATCTCTACAAAACTCTACGGGAATTTCTGAATCATCGGCAATCAATTGGGATACAACTATCATTCCTGATCTCACAGTTCCAGTTACGGATGGTTATCTTCAAAAGAAACTTGTTACTGTCGATCATCCTGTCTCTAAGAAAAAGAAAGATCCAGAGCCAGATACTGTGCTTCAAAACACTCTTTTCCCTTCAATTATCGGAGGACTCAAGGCAATGATCTACGCTGCCTTGGGGGGCGCTACAGCTGGTCTTTCAAAACCAATTTCCTCTGGTGAATCTACCGCTGGTCTGAGCAACATTTTCGTGTCTAGCAACAATTGTTCGATGATGCTTGCTCCCGGTCAGTATGAGATAGACTTGGATATCTATGTCAAGTCTGCAGCTGGAAAATTCATTTATTTCGATGGCTCGTTGCATCAACTCATTCCTGGAACGGGTGGTGCCCCTACGAGTAACGTCGTTCCTATTTACGCTACCATTTTAGCAAGCACCTCTTCCTCTTCCGATGCGTCCTACTTCGGAACTGGAGGTCACAGCTATGCAATCACTGGTAGAGTGCAACAAGCTAATGGGCAATCTCTTGCTCAGCCGCTTTCTACTTGTTTAACCGGAAACGGTTACTTTCCTTACCCTATGGGAGTTGATGCTAGCGGTCCTGCTCTCTCTTACGGGAGCGGAACTTGCAATCAAACTTCTCCTGCAGGTCCAGGAACTTACACTAATTGTAATTGTGTCATGTCTACTGCCGGCGTTCTGAGATGGAAATGTTTTGTCAACATGAGAGAAACAGCTTCCGTTTGGAGCGCAGGGCAAGGCACTGGTTCTAATACCGAGTTCTTGATTGGCGGCAGTCCTAATGCCTACGCTACTAGCAACAATGCTTTGAATGGCGGTGGTACTTTCGATTTGCAAGTCAGTCTCAATTGGGCTAATTCTGATACTGTCATCAACTGGACTATGGTAGATGGTAATATCGGTACCGGTAATTTCACTATAGCCGGCGGCTCCAGTATTTCTGTTTTTGGTAGTAAATGGAACATCAGGCAAATTGACAACTCGGGTCTTACTATCCAACCTTCGCAAAACGTTACTTCAGGCGACCCCAGCCCTGGCGTCATGATGATCCAATTTCAGACGCTGGAGAATGCTTTGCGCTCTGGTTACGATGAAAATTATGTTTATCCAAATTCAGGTCCTCCGCTCACACCTGAGCAGAGTAAGAAACTTCTTGCTGATCGTACCGATCGCCTGAATCCTATCACTACAGACGAAGAAAAGTTGCTCGCTACAATTAATAAACTTTTTGGCAGAGCTTCTGAACTTCCTTCTTCTTCTTCTTCTTCTTCCCCACCTCTTAAGTCTACAGGAAAAGGAGGGAAAATGGTCTCTCAAGCAATTAAGTGGCCTGATCCTTCTTCACTTCCTGCTGACCCAAGAGGACCCGATTACCTTCTCAATCTTGATCCGAACGGCCCGAATCCCATCTCACAAGTTCGCGCTATTCTCAGAAAGAGAGGTTATGTCTCAACCACTCGAACTGCGCTCAGTGAAGGAGTTTACACTCTGAATCTTTATGCGGTAGAGTTGGACGGTGGTGAGCTTCATTGGCTCACCACCGCTTCTGGTTCTGACAAGATCGAAACTCTGACTCAGCTTCATTGCTCAGTGCTTCGCTTCTGGAGTGCCCAAAATCAAGAAATTCCTAATCTGATGTTGTGGCCTTTACTTGGCGTCGGTCGTGATGGTTTGGTTACCGTCTCTTCTCGAAGCAACTCCAAGAAGAAAAAACCAGTCACCCTCGTTATGAAAGAAACCATCGTCGATGGATCTGACAGCTTGGATGACTCTGCAGAATAAAGGTGCCTTTTAGCTGGCTTTCTGCAGTATTTTACCCTTGCCCTTTTAAGGAGG